CAGTCTCGCGCCCTCGCGCTATTTTCACGCTAAAGGAGTAAAAACCACCGGTAAGCAATGACCCATTCCGAACCATCTCTTTTCGTTTGGACCGCCGACCGCCCGACTGCGCCCGGCTGGTATTGGGTGAAGCGCGCAGGCATCGTGGCCGTGCTTGAGATCGCGCGAGGCGAAACGATGGCCGGCGTCGAGGTGCTTTGGGTTTACGGGCTGGCCGGCGGCTGGCCGATTTACAGCGATCATCTTTTGGGCTGGCAATGGGCCGGTCCGATTCCGGAACCGATCCGATGAAACCGAAAACCGTAGTTGATCCCAAGGGCCGCTGCAACGTCCTGCTGCGGATGTCGGAATATCTTGGCGTGCCGAATCAGACGCTCGTCAATTGGTCAAACCTACCTGGCTTTCCGAAGAAAACGAAAACCGGATGGCTGGTTTCCGAGGTGGCGGCTTTCGTCGATGAGAAAAATCAGGCGGAAAATCCCGAGTGGGATTACGAAAAGGTGAGACACAAGCGGGCGCAAGCGAGTCGCGAAGAGCTGCGGCTGGCGCAAGAGCGGGGCGAGCTAATCCCCGCCGCCGAGGTGGAGCGGGAATGGAGCGCGAGAATCAACCGGCTAAAGAGCGAGATCGACCGCGCGTTTGCCAGGGCCGCGCCGCAGCTTTCGGGTTGTGACGCGCCGGATATATTGAAATCCCTGCGAAAGCTGGCGCGGGATGTTTACGAACAGGAATCAAAGATATGAAACTCCCCGGAGAAAAAGGAGACCTACGAATCGTGACGCGATTTATCCGAATCGCGGACGGTGCGGAAAGGACGTTTGTGGAGACTTACAACAAATCATTCGACGCGGCGACCCGGCGAAATGCAGCGGCTATGGCGATGCGTAACGTTGGATTAGAACGCGATGGGATGCTCTGCTTGGCTTGTGATTACGAATACCTAAAATGACACAACCCCTAGCCGCCATCTGGGGCCGCGCCCTCGCTCCAGAACCCGACCTGAAGCCGTGGGAATGGTGCGAGCGGAACGTCAAAAATATTCCCTATTCGCCAGTGCCAGGCGGCTTTTCGTCGGCGCATCATCCGGCGATCCGAGAAGTCATGGAAACAATCTGCGACCCGGCCGTGCCGCTGGTCGTGCTGAAATGCGCTGTCCAGACGATCAAGACCTTGGCGCTTGAACTCTCTATCACCTGGGCGGTCAAGAACGACCCGGCGCCGACGCTCTTCTTGCAGGACCAGGACGCGAACGCGAAGGACGAAATGCAGATGCGACTCCGGCCGCTCATGGAGAATACCGAGGCGGTCAAGCAGCTAATCCCCATCGGGGCCGACAAAGACAAGGCGAAAAACGCCAGCATCCTTTTCCGGAACGGGATGCCGCTTTGGGTTCTCGGTGCCAGCAACCCGCGCAACCTTCAGCGCCGATCCATTCGCCGCGTGTTTCTCGACGAATGCTGGATGTATCCACCGGACCGCATGGCGATCAAGGAAGCGAGCGCGCGCGTTACGGCCTTTGGGTATCTTGGGAAGGTAGTAGCCGCCAGCCAGGGCAGCGAAGAGAATGACGAATTCGACAAGCTGCACAAAGAAACCGATCAACGGGAATGGAACGTAGCTTGTCCGGAGTGCGAATGCTTGCAACCGCTAGCCTGGTCGAATGTGAAATTCACGGCCGAGCGGGACGACAACGGGAACTACAATTACCCTGAGATCGCGCCGACGGTCCATTACGAATGCGCGAAATGTCAGGCGAAATGGGAGGACACCGATGAGATGCGCCGTGATCTCAACGCGACCGGGCGATTCGTGGCGACCAATGAAAGCGCGCCAAAGGGCAAGGTAGGATTCACCGTCAATTCGATCTCTTCGATGCCATGGGCGATCCTTGTCGAGATGTATCTATCGGCTAAGGTCGCGAGCTGGACGGGCGACATCGGGCCGCTGAAGGTCTTTTACCAGAAGCGGCTGGCCTGGTGCTGGGGCGACGGGAACGGCGAGGATTTCAAGATCGAGGTGAAGGGCAGCGGTTACAAGCTAGAGGATGCCGAGAAATGGGAGGATGAAAGCATCCTTTCGATGCGCGCCGGCTTTCTCAAGATCGGGAAGAAGCCGGAGGGAGAATTACCGCCCGGCAACTTTCTTTTCCGCGTTATGACCGTGGACGTTCAACAAGCCTGCTTTTTCTATGTCGTGCGGTCTTGGAGCCGAGACGGGAAAAGCCGGTTGTTGAAAGCCGGCCGGGCGATTTCATGGAATGATCTGGATGCGCTGGCGACCCGTTACAATCTTTGTCCGCAAATGGTAATGGTGGACTCCGGCAATCAGCCGGCCGTCGAGGTTTACCCGAACACGGCCGCGCGTGGCTGGACCTGCTTGCGAGGCGATCAGCGCCGGTCATTCCCGCACCGTGACAAGATCGAGGGCAGGACATTTGAGAGGTATTACTCGACCGTCCGCAAGGTGCCGCTGTCAAAGGGCAAGGTGGCGAAGGTGTTCCACTGGTCGAATCTCAACTGCAAAGACATGCTCGCGCGGATGCTCCGGATGCCGGAGCGATGGCAGATTGCCGATGATATTCTCGACTCATGCCCGGAATACCACGACGCGATGAACTCTGAGCGGCGAGTCAAGCGAAACAAGATCTGGCAATGGGAGGAAATTTCAAAGAGCCGGCCGAATCACCTATGGGACTGCGAGGCGATGCAGATCGTGGCGGGGCTGATGACGAAGGTAATCGGCGCGGAGATTGAGGCGGAAAAGGTTGAACCCGAAACGGAATCGGAATAACATAGGGTTATCATAGGGCTATGAACGATACAACCAAGCTTTCAGAGATTACCCTGGCCGCGCCGGCCAAGATCGCGCCGGAGAAAAAGCCAACCCCTCCGAAAGGCTTTCGGTTTTTCAGCAAGCGCAAAGGGCCGCGGCATCAAAAGCCCAAGTCGCGTTGACAGTCGGCCGGTTTCATGGCGGCCGGCCTTTTTGTCAACTTTACGGAAGTCGAGGTTTTGCAGATTCTGGCGAAGGCGAAAGCCCTCGTCTTAGAAGGCAAGACCATCCTCAATTATGGCGATCAGGGAACGTCCGTAGGCAAGGCGTTCACGATGCCGGTCGATAAGGTGATTGACGAATGCAATTACGCGCTCCGCGTTCTCGATCCCGATACTTACGGGACGCCAGTATCGACTCGCCGCGCTCATTCCAACTTTGGCGGATTTTTCAACCAATGAAGCTGCCAAATTGGATTAGACAGGCGGCGCTAAAGGTGGCGTCAACCGGGGCGCAATTTGAAAGCGGCAAGCGCGAATCGCGTTCGCGTGGGACGATTCCAGGTGGGACGCCGAGCGGGCTTAAATACGATCTGCCCGCCTACACCCGGCAGGAGATTCTGAAACGGTCGCGATACATCGCGCGCAATTCCGGATTCCAGGCCGAGATCAAATCCCTCATGGCGGTCTACGCCATCGGCGATGGGATGCGCCCCCAGGCGAAGTCGCCCGATACCGACTGGAACGCGGAAGCGGAAAGGCTTTTCAACGAGTGGTCATTTCGCGCGGAGATCACCAATCGGTTTAACTTCTTCGAGGTGCAGCACCTGGTCTCGCGCGCGCTCGACGACGACGGTGAGATCTTTGCGGTCAAGACCTTTGACCTTTACGAAAATCCCAAGCTTCAAATCGTCGAGACTCACGCGATTGATTGCAAGACCGATGCCGAGAAAAACCTGTTCGACGGCATCCAATTCGATGCAGTAGGCCGGCCGGTATCCTACATGCTACGGTCGCGCAAGATGGGCGACCCGTCCGTTTCTCTCCCGGCTTCTGGCGTGATTCACGTTTTCGAGCCGCAATCTGTCAGCATGAGTCGCGCGTTCCCATCGGGCCAGCATGGACTGACAAAGATGCAAGATGTGATGGAGCTGCTAGCGATGGAGACACACGCCACGAAAGACGCGGCCGAGGTGTCCCGCGTGCTGAAATCCAATCGCGAACGGGCGCTAAGTGACGGCGATTTCTCGCTCGATTCCGAAGGCGATAACTCTGAGATGACGACCGATGAAGCGGCCGTTGCGGCTGCGATTGGCGGGCGGATCGTCCGGATCAATACCGACGAAGAGCTGAACAGCTTCAACTCGAATCGCCCGAACGCGATGTTTCAGGGATTCCTGGACACGCTGAACCGCGAGGCCAGCGGCGGGAAGCTGCCGTTCGAGGTGCTATGGGATGCGTCCAAGGTCGGCGGCGCGTCCGTGCGCCTCGTCGTTAGCAAAGCGGATCGGCAATTCCAATACCGCCAAGGCGTCATGAAAACGCGCTTTCTGACTCCAGTATGGGGCTACGTCATCGGCTCGTTTATCAATGCCGGGATCTTGCCCGCCGTGAAAGGCTGGAATCGCGTTGACTGGACGACTCCTCGCCGCATCACGGTGGACGCTGGGCGCGAGGCGCAAGCGAACCGTCTCGATGTCGAGAGCGGCCTTAAGACTTGGGCCGATGACATTGCCGAACGTGGGGGGGACTTCGACGAATGGTTGCGCGAACGGTCCGACCAGGCGCGGAAGATTATGGGCGCGGCCGGTATGGACGCGAGCGAACCGATCCCGCTTTGGATGATTTACAAGCCGAGCGGCATGGCCCTTCAAACTCAGACAACCGAAATCGAATGAATCCTCAATTCGTGCATTCCCTATTCTGTCGGCCTTGGAACATCGAAGGAACCTATTGGTCCGCGATGGCAAACGCCGCGCTTCAGCCTGGCAATCTTTCGCTCGCGGACTTCTTTGTTGCCCGCGAAAAAATGGAGATCGACGGAAACGGGGTCGCGCACATCTCAATTACCGGCGTCCTCGGGGATCTCGCGCCCATCGATGCGATGTTTGGCGATTCGGATTACAGCACAATCGCAGCCGAGCTGGCAGACGCCAAAAAGAACGCGCGCGGCATCATGCTTCACGTTGATTCCCCTGGCGGGCAAGCCACCGGCAACGTCGAGGTTGCCAGCCTTGTCGCTGGACGGAAGCCGACTGCCGCGCACATTTCGGGAATGGGATGCTCTGCTGCCTACTGCATCGCATCTGGCGCCGATCACATTTCGGCCGAGCCATCGGCCATCGTCGGCAGCATCGGAACGATTCTAGCCCTGCTCGACGTTTCCGGCCTATGGGAATCGATGGGAGTCAAGCCCGACTACATCAAAAGCGGCGAGCTGAAAGCGGCTGGTTATCCTCCGGCGCAAACGGCCGAGGAACGCGCCAGCCTTCAAGAGACGGTTGATGACCTATTCGCACTGTTCAAGGGCCACGTATCCACCTATCGCGCAGTCCCGGCAAGCGCCATGCAAGGCCAGGCTTTCGTCGGCGCTCGCGCCAAAGAAAACAAGATGATCGACGCGGTTTCGAATTACGAGCAGGCATACCAGAAGCTGCTCCGCAGGATGTAACGGTTGACACAAAATCAAAACCAATGGAAACGGACTCTACCGAAACCGAACGCTTCGCGTCTCTCGCGGAAGCGCGCGCCGCCTATTGCGAACTCGAAAGCGAATCGCAGTCTTTACTCAACGAAGCCGACGCGAAAGTGACGGCGCTCCAGGCCGAGCTTCAAGCGGCGAACGAGCGGGCGGATAGCCATGAGGCAGACTTTAACGCCGCGAGCGAGCAGATCGAATCATTGAAAGCCGCGAACGCCGAAGCCGCATCGAAGATCGCCGCCCTAGAAGCGAGCGCCAAAACCGCCGAAGCCGAAGCTGCCCGCATCGCCGCGAGCCTTGGCATTGACCCCGTTCAACTCGCCATCTCGCAATCCATCGCCGGAAACCAAATGAGCCGCAAAGAATTTGAAGCTCTCAGCCATCGCGCGCGCCGGGAGTTTCTCGCCGCTGGAGGCAAAATCGATCAATCCACTATCTGAAATCTCAACTCTAACTATCTCAAGCTATGCCCGCTAATACTCTTCCAAGCGCCATCGCGGACGCCTACAAGGCCGCTGAAATTGTCGGTCGCGAGTCGGTCGGCTTCATCAATTCGGTGATGCTCAACACCGGCTCCGAAAAAGTCGCTCTGAACGCGGCCGTAAAATCCCTCAAGACCGAAGCGCCGACGCTCAATACCAGTGTCACGCCGGCCATGACGATCCCCGAGGGCGACGTCCAGACGATCACCGAAGCCAACTTCACCCTCGGCCAGGTCGCCAATGTGATGATCAACATCACCGGCGAGGAACAGAAAACGCTCGATACCCACTACAGCTTCGAGACGGTCCACGGCAATCAGTTTCTCCAGGCGTTCCGCAAGATCCGCAACGCCATCGAGAGCTACCTTTGGGGCATTTGCTACAAGGGCGCGTCGCGGGCCATCGGGACCGCTGGCACGACTCCTTTCGGCAATTCCACCGTGGGCATCGATGACATCGCTGAGATTCGCCAGATCATTTTCGACAACGGTTATCTCTCGAGCGGCGATATGTCGCTGGTGTTGAACTCCGCTGCCGGAACCAACCTGCGCCAGCTCGCGCAGTTGCAAAAGGTGAATGAAGCCGGCGGTGGCGACCTGCTCCGCAATGGCGAGCTGCTCAACTTGCAGGGATTCAGCATCAAAGAAAGCGCCGGCATCGGGACGCATACCAAGGGCAATGGAACCAGCTACCAGCTCTCCGCTGCCGAAGCCGTGGGAAGCACCACGATCAACGTTGATACCGGCTCCGGCACCATTCTGACCGGCGACGTCATCACCTTCACAGGCTACAGCGACAAATACGTCGTGAATACCACGATGACCGGCAACGCGGCCGTGATTGGCGATCCTGGTATCCGGGTCGCTGTCGCGGACGATACCGCTGTCACGGTAACCGGCAACTACACGCCGAATGTCGGACTCAACCGGATGTGTGTCGAACTCGCCGCGCGCCCGCTGGCCGTCCCAGGCACCGATGCCGCGACCGACGTCATCGAGGTGCAAGACCCGCTCACCGGCCTGACCTACGAGATTCGCGAATATTCCGGATTCCACAAGAAGATGTGGTCGATCACGGTCGTCTACGCCGGGAAAGTCTGGCACCCGCAAGGCGTCGCAATCCTCATCGGTTAATCCGCATGATTATCTACCTTACAACCGACGCGCCCGTTGCTGGCAACGTATGGCCGAAAGGAACCCGTCTCTCCGCTCCCGACGCTGCCGCCATGGCCGCTGTAAGGGATGGGGTCGCGACCTTCGAGCCGCCCACTGAAAAGCAGCCCGCGCAGGTTGGAAACGAGGTGGAGGACGACGCGCCGAAACGCAGGGGCCGCCCGCCGAAGGCGTGAGACTTTGGGTTAAGGTTGCAGTTCATCGTCATGGGCAGGGCCGGGGAGACTAAATCACTCCCCGGCCCGCTTCATTTAAAGCCATGAAACTCACGGAAGAAATCCAGGCCGACCTTTACTCCGGCGAACTCGACGACCTTTTCCAGCCGGTCGAATGGGGATATCACATCCTTAAGGCGATGGTCGAAACTGCCGCAACGATTGAGGGCATGGACGACCTAGGCGGGACCGTGTTGCGCGGGGAGCGGCAATTCAAGTTTCGCCGCCGTGACCTGGTGGAGATTGACGAAGATTTCGAGATGATAGGCGATGTGATCCATTTCGCCGGCCGCGTTTACGATGTGATGGAGATCGAGGACCGGCCGGATCATCCGATTGTCATCGTCCGGGGAGATTTGCGCGCATGAAAGTCACGGCAAAACTTGAAGGCATTGACCGCGTTAATTTTGAGATCGCGCGGTTAATGAAGCTCGTTGGCGACGCGGCGAAGGACATTCCGTTGGATGAGGCGCGACTCTTCGCGGCGTCCGTGATGCGCGCGCTGCCGCCGACTGCGAGCAAGGCAGCGCAATCGGCCAGGAGCGGCGGCACGAAAGAACAGGAGCAGCGCGGCAAGGCCGCTGTAGCGCGGTCGCATCGAAACGCAATGCCATGGTTTGAGTCGAAAGCCGATGAGCAGGAATCGTGGCTAGATCGGGCGATAAAGGCCGGAAATATCGAACAGGCGAACCGCGCCGCGCAATCGACTGGACTCGCCGCCGCCGGGTTGCGATTCGGCGCATTCTCAGCCGATGGGATCAAGCGCGCGCGATTCAATGGGCGCGTCTATCGGAAGCGGAATAAAAACGTTCTGATCCGGCAGACCGACCTGAGCGCGCGCGATTCCCATACCGAGGCGAAGCAGCGGAACGTGGGCATGATGAAAGGCGCATGGTCCACGGTCGTTGCAGATTTGAACCATCGGACCGGATCGAGATCGGCTATTCCAAGCTGGGTCAAAAGCAACGCGACGCGCGGCAAATCGTGGCTGGGCACGCATCACATGGTCGGAATCAACCGGGACCGATCAACGGTCAGCATTGCCTCAGGCGTCCATCCATGGACCGCGCCATTCATCGACATCGCCATGCGGTCCCGCGCTAATTCCGTTCGTCGCAAGATTCGCGCGATCCAGGCCGGCCAGGCTAGTTTCGTTGGCGGCAAATACAAAATCCATACCAGAGACGAAGAATGAGCGTGACCATCTTAGATACCTGCGACATCCGAGTAGAAAAAGCGTTCGGCGCCTACCTTCGCGGCTACCGCGACCGAGACGCCGACGATCCGCTTTGTGATCGGGCCATTGAAACGGTATGTAATCGCGCTGGCGAGCTTCTGGACGTGGCCGTCATCGAAGGCCGCTCGACGGTCCAAAGGACGCTCCCGGCCCTTGTGGTGACCGTGAGAAGCTGCGAGAGGATGTATCCTGGCGTGGACTGGTTCAAGATGGCGCTTGAGATCGACCTTTTCACGCATCGCCGGGAGGACGGAAAAGGAATAGAGCGACCGGACGTGATCCATAACGCGCGCGCATTAGCCGTCCAGGAACTACTCCGCGATGAGGACGCGGTAAAGCGGGCGATCAACAAGCCATCCGGCGCGCTGGATACCCGAGACGTTACCAACATCACCATCATGGGATGCGTGCTGGAAAACATGAGCGCCGACGTTCAAGCCAATGCGCTGATGCAGCGATGGGAGCTAGATGTTCACGCGGCTCCCTGGGATTCTGTCCATCCGTAAATTGTTGACACCTTCGCGCGTTTACTATGGCTTCGACAGATGGAAATGCCCTCTTGAGGTTTGGCACCCAGGCCAAGACTGGCTGGTATGTCGTCAATATCTCGGAAGATCACACAAGCGAGGTTGTCGAGATCCAGGACGAGGACGGAGACATCGCAACGGTCGTTTCCAATTTCGGGAAAAAGGCCGCGATCAAGCTCGATCTGATCGGCAAGTCTGGAACGACGATGGTTGCCGTCGGCGATGTATTCACGTTTCCGGACAATGCCGGCGTCACTAAGACAATTCGTATCACCGGCCTGGGCAACGTCCAGAACTACAATACCGAGATGAAAACGACCGTCTCCGGAACTCTCTATCCCGGCATCACTCCTTCTTGAAATGTGGACGCCAAACTCACCGAAGCCTTTTGGCACGTTCCGCACCGCTGCTTAGGGCGGCGACTCCGGCCGCTTACCTTGCGGCATTGCTTCGTTCTGGCGACCGCCGGCAACCCGCTAATCTGCGGCGGGACAGTGACGCAGGCAGACATCCTGCAAGCCGTCGAAATCTGCTCGCGCGACGCGAACTTTTTTCTTCACGGCAGGAAACCTAACTGGATCGCGCGGCAGATTACCGGCGTTGCGTCAATGCTAGACAAGCTGGCGATCCTCCGAATCACGGCCTATTTCAACGACTACGCATCGGCTCCCGGCGTTTGGGCCACCGAGGGCGGCGACCGCGCGAAAAGCCACTGGACCATCTCAGCCGTTGCCGGTCTTTGCCACTGGCTCGGCATGGACTATGAAAAGGCGTGGAACATGACGCCCGGCGAGGCATCGCATATGCTCGCGGCCGCGATTGAGCAAAGCCCTCACGCGAAGATTGACCTGGTGAGCGAGGAGGAAGCGGCAATGATCGAGCGAATCAAAGCGGAAGAGGAGGTGGCCGATGCTTAACCAGGTCAACGTCAAATTCGGCGCGGACGTTTCGGGGCTAAGGACAGGCGTCGAGCAATCCAAGCGGATGCTCGGCGGTCTGAAATCGGCTGCGGCTGGCGTTGCTGGCGTCGTCGCTGCCATCGTCGGCTCCGGCCTTGTCGCCGGCGCTCGTCAAATCATCTCCGAGTTTGCCAGGATTCAAGACCTAGCCGACCGATTCGGGATCTCGGCCGAGCAGATGCAAAAGCTCGGTTTCATCGCCAAGCAAAACGGGACCGACATTGAATCGATGGCGATGGCGTTGCAGCGATCGAATATCGCGGCATCGAAAGCGGCTGAAGGAAATGAGGCATTGGCGAAATCGTTCGCAGACCTGGGGCTGAACGCGACCGAGTTTCTATCTCTTTCCGGGACCGATCAGCTCGCGGCGCTGGCCGGCGGATTTCAAAACGCGCAAAGCGAGGCGGAAGGATTCGCGGCCGTGATCGCGATTGCCGGAAGGGGCGGCGGCGAGTTGATTCCGACGCTGCGGGGCGGGGCGGAAGGCGTCAAGGAAATGGCGGATTCGTTTGATGCGCTTTCCAATGAGTCAGTGAAGGCCTTCGCGCGCGCCGACGATTCGGTCGAGCGACTGGCGGCATCATTCAAGGTTCTGATCGCTGGGCCGCTCGCTGATTTTCTTGAATGGTTTGAAAAAGCAGCGATCAAATCGACCGCTTTCGGTAAAAGCATCATCAACGATTGGGTCACGATTGGGAAGATCATCAAAGGCGTTGTGACGGGCGACACCGACGCTTTCAAGGGAGCGATGGCAGATAACGAGCTTTTCCGGCGCGGGATCGAGATGGAAAAGGAAAAGAAGCTAAAGGACATCGAGGATTCAAAGACTCAGGGGCCGCCGACAGATCGTCCGTTTACTGAACCATTTGTTAACCCTTTTCAAGATGCCTTGGATGATCTCGAAAAGAATGGGGCAAAAGATGCAATGGAAGCGGCATATGAGAAAAACAACGATGCCGCCAAAAAAGCCTTCGATGATTTTCTGGATGCCAGCGAGGAATTGGCCGGCCTAAAGAAAAAGCGTTCTGAAATGGGCATAACTTCGCCAGTCGTTTCAAGCAGCCTGGCGAGCATCGGCCTGGGCGGCGGCGTGTTCGGCGGGAATGGCAATCCGATGATCGCCAAATTGGATAAGCAGATTGAATACGCAAGCAAGCAACTGACTGAGCTGCAAAACATCAAAGGACTCGCCGCCCCCGAACTAATGCGATGAGCAATATCAAAACAGACGGGAAGAAACTGGACCGCCTGATCCGCGTTCCGGATCGCGATTCGTTGATTCAAGACGAGCGCGGGCTATGGCGCGGGATGGTGTATTACCGCTGCGAATGGAGGCGAGTATTCACACTCATGCCGAGGCGCGGCGTCACGAAACACCCGGACTTTGCGAATCTGGTAGCCGAGCGCGTGACCGTCTCGCGTGAGAAGCCCAACATCGCCGTCATCGCCTGCGAGTATGTTGGCGCAGGCGACGGTCCGAGCGATCCCACGGCGAGTTATGGAGCTAATTCGGCGATCATTGAAGTGAACGCGACCGTTGTCCAAGAGCCAATAGAGACGCACCCCAGGTTCACCGAAATGACACTCTCGCCGGCGCTCACGGAATGGCCCGGCGTTCTCATCGAGGAAGATGGCGGAACGGTATTCGGAAAATTTCCGAAAGAGGACAGCGAGGGCAACGATTGCCCGTATTTTGGCGTGACAGACTACCTCGCGCCGCAAAAGACCTGCCGCCGGACGACCATTTCCAAGACCGCGCCAAGCGCCAGCGATCTCGCGACAGCCGGCAAGCTGGAATCACCTCCCCTTTCCGGCCAAACGAACTGGCTCAAGACCGAATACAGCTACGTCCGCGAGGGCGCGGTGTATGTCGTCACCGAGTCATGGCTTGCGCCGGCCGAGGGGAAAACATTTGGCGGCGACAACGTGATTTACGAATCATGAAGCGGATTCCGAGGTTTCGCGCGAACATCCCTTTAGCGTCGCAACTCACGCATCAGACGATGAATGCCATCGTCGATGCCATCGAGGCGCGGACGCCGACGATTGGCAAGGGAACGCGGCTGCGGCAAACGCCGAAAGGCTTTGCGTATTCCGCCGATCCTGGCGGACGCTCGCGGCTTCGCAAGCTTCCGTTCCAAGTCTCGACGGTATCATTTGAAGACGACATTTACACAATCGAAGTCGAGCCGTCCACGGTGACAATCGACGGGACATCGAGAATCCCGACGATCAACGGGACGCCGATGAACGAGCGCGATGAGGACGACAATCTCCCGCGATTGACGGCTGCTATAAACGATTTTTTGTGGCTGCGAATCGAGGCCGAATGGGCGACGACGACAACGAATTTCGAGACTTGGGAAAGCGATGAGCCGACCGTTTACACGGTATTTTCTAGCGGCTCATATACCATCATCGATGTCTCGCTAGTCTGCCTGCCGAGCGGGACGCCGGAGCTAACAAGCCAGAATCGCGCGAGTGCGGAAGGCTCCACAACGTCCGTAGGATATTACGCCATCGACCAGATCCCGACCGCTTCTGGCGTTCATCAGCAGCTCGCCTACGGTCCAGCGATGGCTACTCCCGGAGTCCTGGCTACGCGAGTCACGCCAGGCGGCTTCGATGTAAACGATCAGGCCGAAATTAACGTGGCGTTCTCTAGCGTGTTCGCCAACGAGTAATCACTTCGCGAACATCTTCGCCGCGATCCCGACGAGCGCGATGCCGATGGCTCCAGCGCCGCTCTTTAACCATTCGTCTCCATCTATGCTGCCCGCGAGCGCGAAAGTGGGCGCGTAGGCGATGAGGACTATCAGGCCGAAAAACCCAATGGATTTAATGGACAGTTTCATAGGGCGGCGATGGCTTGAGCGAATTGAGCTTGGACAGCTTCAAAGGTGGCGGCTTGAGCGTCCGAGTAGCCCGGCATCGGAGCAGCGAAAGCGACCATCGCGGACGCTGCTTCGTCATCGCCAGCGTCTAGGAGCGCGTTCGCAGCATCGAAGAGAAGGCGATACGGCCCGCGAATCCATGCCGGCAGCGCGTCCCATTGCGCGCGCATGGCAGCGCGAGCGGCTGGCCGGGCGATCTCTGCTTGTCGTTCCGCTGCCATCGCCGCTTCGACCGTGGCGCGCGCCGCTTCGATCTCAGACAACGGCGGGACCGGATCGCCAGCCGGCGAATAGATCGAGTCGTAATTGTCGCCGACGCAGATAAATCCTTGTCCGGGCCGGATTCGGCTGATGATGTCGATTAGGGTAGCCATGTCAGTTGAGTTGGAAAACACGCATCGCCAAGCCTTCAACGAGCGTCGCCGCGCTACTGGCGATTTCCGAGGCCCATTGAAGCTGAACCGTCCCGGCGTTCGCGCCGTTTTCGAGGTATAGCGTGATGCGGATCGGATTCGCGGTCGTGCTAGTCCCGACCGTGACGTTCCCAGTTGATCCGAAGCCGGTGAACGGCTCGACACGAAAAGCATTGCTCGCGGTGAAAGCCAGCACCGAAGCATACATGGCATCTGGCGAGGCCGGCCCAGTGAACGCGACCGTGCATCCGACTGTGGTATTCGCCGAAGTCCAGAAGCCATCAATCTCGGCGTAGTAATCTTTGTTTGCTGCCGCTGAGAACGAAATCCCGGTAACGTCTGCCGGCGCGGTCGCAGTGCTGGTGAAATTCGCGGTGATGTAAGCGAGCGTCGGGACGCCAGGGTATCCCGTGCAGTTGGTCAGCGTGCCGCTCGAAGGCGTTCCGAGCGCGCCGCCGGAAAGGACGGCCGTGCCATCACCAAGCGTGATGTTGCCGGAAAGCGTGATCGTGCGGTCTAGATCGGCCGTGGCAATGAACAAGGTGCGATTGGCACTCAAGTCGCTATGCGGTTTCAGCGTCAGATTGTGGCTGGCGTTCGTGTCGAGCAGTTTTAGGCCGGTATTCGGGAAGGTCAGGCCGGTAGTCAGCGTTTGTCCGTCCGTGACGCCGCCCCCGCCTGGTGGCGCGCTCCACGTTCCGTTGCCATACCATACGGTCGTGGCGTTCGCGTTCGTTCCGCCGCCGAGATTCGTCACCGGAAGATTCCCGGTAACGTGCGAAGTGTTCGCCAGATCGACCGCGCCGCGAGTCAAAACTTGATTGGCAAGTGTCAGGTAGGTTCCGGCCCCGGCAACCGTTACGTCTCCACTGTTCGTCCCGCCGACAGTGGCGTTCGCGCTGAATGTCAGCGTCCGATTTGCATCTCCCGTGACGATAGCCACAGAGCGATTGGCGCTCGCGTCCTCCGCGCTGTAGATCGTGACGAGGTGATCGTCGGCGGAATCGTTGATCCTGATTGCCTCGAAGCGCGGGCTGGCGTCGGTCGTCAGATCCTGATTGACGAGTGATGCCGCCTCGACCGTCAGCGCCCCGGAAAGCGTCACCGTTTGGCCCTGGATCGTTCCAAGGTTCGCGAGGGTATCGATTGCCGCCTCAATGGTCGCCTCCGTGGTGGCGTCCAGCGCATCGATATTTTGCAACGTGGTTGTGCCGCTCGAATCGGATAGGATTTCCACCGCGCCGAAGGCGAATTTGCCGGAAGCGGCAACCGCAAGCGTGTCCGAAGTAGTGTCGAAAGTCAGCGCCGAGTCGCCCTCGATCGTGCCGTCGCCGGTCCACACGCCAATCTGGTTGTTCGCCGGAGTTCCGACTTTGGTAACGTCCCCGCCTCCAGTCGAAGACAGGGTTGTCCCGCTCATGCTCAAGCCGGTGCCGAGAGTAATTTCCTCAAAGTCGCCAGCGCCCCCCGCGCTACCGCGCCCCACCAGTTTCGAGGCGCCGGATGCCTGCACTAGATTGGCGAAGGGGAGGTCGCCAGTCACGTTTCCGGTCAGCGACACGTTTCCAGCCGTGATCTGCTGGCCGCTCAAAGTTAAATAAGTATGTCCAGCCAGCGTCACTGGAGTGGAATTGTCCGTCCCGGCTGCGTCCACGCCTATCGAGGTTCTAAGCGTGGCCCCGCTCTCCCGACCCACGCGGACCCATTGCCGATCAAAACCGTATTGTCCGCTGGCGCGATGGCAGCGATGGCGGTCAAATTTGCGCTCGCAGCCTGGAAAGCCGCCGATGATTGCCCGTCGAGCAGATCGGCATCCAGCCCGCTCCCGGCCCCGTCAACCGTCAGGAGCGCGGCGAGGATTTCAGCGGCCGTTTGATCTGCGGTCGCGCCATCCTCGACATTGAGCAACGTTCGGATCTGCGTGGCGGTCGCGTCCTCTGGATCGCCCGTGCTGGCAGTGATGCGGGCTTTGATCGTCGATGCCGCCATGTTCGCAAGCTTGGCGTTGCTCACCGCGTCGTTGGCGATGGTTGCCGCGAAGCTTCCGCTCCCTGAGCCGGTCACATCTCCGGTTAGAGTGATCGTCTGATCGCCCGTGTTCGTGCCGCTGATGGTCGCGTCTCCGCTAAAGGTAAGCGTCCGGTCAGAGTCGCCGGTTGTGATCGTCAAAACTCGATCTGCCGTGATGTTCGATCCCGGCACAAGCGAAAGCCCGTGGCTTGCGTTCGTATCTTTGACCTTCAGTCCTGTGTTGTTGAGGTAAACGCTCGTTATGTCGGTATTCGCACCTGATGCCGCCTTGGCGTTCCAGGTCGCGGCGCTGGAAATGTAGGAATCGCCGATGGCCGTTCCGTTCCAAGTCCCGTTCGCGATTGTTCCGACCGTGACGATGGAATCATCCCCGGAGTAGGTGCCGTTGGCGACCGAAAGCAGCGTTCCGTTGAACGCCTGCACATCCGTCCCAATTACCAAGCCGAGAGCGGTCCTCGCTGCGCTCGCGCTTGTCGCGCCCGTGCCGCCGTTGGCGATTGGGAGCGTCCCGGTCACGTTACCGGAAAGCGAGACATTCCCCGCCGTAATCTGCTGGCCCGAAAGCGAAAGGTAAGTGTGCCCGGCGAGCGTTACCGGCGTTGAATTGTCGGTCCCGGCCGCATCGACCCCGATCGAGGTTCGCAGCGTCGATCCGCTTTCGCCTACCCATGCAGTCCCGTTGCCGATCAGGACCGTGTTATCGGCCGGCGTGATCGCCGCGATGGCCGTTAGGTTCGCGCTCGCGGTCTGAAATGCCGCCGATGATTGACCATCGAGGAGATCCGCATCGAGAAGTGATCCCGCGCCATCAACGGTCAAAAGCGCCGCGAGTATTTCGGCCGCCGATTGATCCGCAGTCGCCCCAGTCTCGATGCCGTCGAGCTTGGACGCGTAGGTCGAGGACATCAACCCTTTAACGGTCGCGTTCGCCAGCCGGATGTCGTCGCTGCCGTCAACGTGGGAGGCGGCATGAGCGGTAGGCGTGCGCGCATCGGTAAACCGCGAGTCATCCCCGAGGGCGACAGTTCCGGCACTGGTGCCAGTGTTCAACGTCGAGCTATTGCCAAGGCCGAGAGACGTTCGCGCCGTGGCACCAGATTCGCCCACAAAGGCCGTTCCATTGCCGACGATAAAAGCGTTGTCCGTCGGTGCCAACGCGCCCAGCGTCGTCAGGTTGGCATTGGCGGCCTGATAGGTGCCGTCGTGGTTGTGATTGCCGAGAGCAACGGTAGTCCCGTTCGCGCCGGTGTTGAGCGTGGACGAATTACCGAGGCCCGTTACCTGCGTATTGGCGATCGAGAGATTTCCCTGGTGCGTCGTCACGGCCGCGCTTGTGACCGCCGAAACAGTGCCGGATAGCGTGAGGTTTCCGCTGCTGGTAATCGGCCCGCCTGAGAACGAAAGGCCGGATACCGAGGTATTCGCGTTGACGCTAGTCACGGTCCCGTTGCCGCTGCCGCCGGATACCGTGGAAAATGAACCGTTACCGTAAAGGACGGTGCTAGAATTGCCGTCCAGATTTATCGTGGAGACATTACCCAAGCCGAGATTGGACCGCGCAGCCGTCGCATTAGCCGCCCCGGTGCCTCCGCTCGCAACGCCAAGCGTGCCCGACAAACTGAGATTTCCGGAGCTGGTGATTGGCGAACCGCTGAAGCTCAGGCCGGTGAGCGTTGTGTTCGCGCCGACGCTCGTTACCGTGCCGCTTGCAGACGATCCCGCAGGCCCGTGGAAAGTCTCAATTACCCGAACCTCATCATCCGGAATGACAACGTCAATCCGCCGCAGCGATTCATCGACGGTGACTGTGATATTGGCGACTTCTGGCATATCACGGCTGAGTAATTACCGGCTCGACGCTGGCGCGTCCGATGACGTAGGGCGGCAATTCTTTACCGTCCGCATCATCACAAACCAGATCCCACGAATACCGACCGACCGTGGCGTTTGCCGTGGCGTTTCCAGTTAAAGAGATGGTCACAACCCCGCCTGTCGCATTGGCGATTGTCGGGTTTAGGTCGAGTATGACCGATCCGGATTCGCTCAATCTGACTTCCGCGTAGGCCGTGTAACCAGTGAGATTCTTGGCAACGCCGTCCGCGTCCTTCAGGTTGAGCGTCAAATCGAACGCCCGCCCCTTGTAAATAGTGATGTGATGTTCTCCTGGCTTTGGCATGGGATTGGTGAGTTTGGATTACCATGCGGACGCGGTGCCGACGCGCTTAACCTGGAAGGCGACGGAAAGGAAATAGGCATCGGACGCTGACGTATCAGACCCGTCCGTTGCATTTCGCGCGACCCTGAACTGAACCCATTTACCTGCCGCAGGCGTCCCGGCGAAAGTGATAGCTCCGGTCGCGGACGTGAGGCCGATCCGGTTTGCCGCCGCCGCCGTGTCGGTAATCGTTACGGCCGTTCCAAGAGCTGTCGCATTGTAATCCAGCGTGTCCTCGACACATAGACCGGCAATCGACCAGACGACATCGCCGGAACTGCCGATCCATGCCACTTTGCATTTGATAGACGTTGCGCTGTCCCAGTCGTCAGGCAAGCGGAACATTCCCCACGCATATTCGATCGTGCTGGCGTCGTATGCGAAAATCTTCCAAATGATGTCATTAGACCCGGAATCGGCGACGGTATCTTGCGCCGGACTAACCGCTCCCAGCCACATTTCCTCTGATGTCACCACGATCTCATCCCAATAGGTGAAGCTGGTAATTGCTGGCGCTCCCCACGCGGGATTCGCTCCCGCGCCTTGCGTAAGGAGGCTGTAACCGCTCATCCCATAGGGCAGTCGAGTCCAGGCCGAGCCGTTGTAATAGAGAAGATCGCCCTGCGCTGGAGTGCCGCTGGCCGAGATAATCGACGATCCGTTGACCGTGACGTTACCGCTCCCCTTGGATACGAGATTCAGACCGATATTCGTGTCGTCGCCCTTCGCGCGAATCGTCACGTTGCCTCCGGTCGCGGCGTTCTGAACGTCCAGATAGTTCACGGCCGAAGCCGTCACGTTCGCCGTCAAGACTTCATTCCCGGCCGTATCAAGCAACCCGTAGCCGTTCGCGACGATGATCTGATTCGAGTTTGTATGAAGGTTCGCGCCGAGCGTGACGTTGCCGCTACCTTTCGAGTCTAGCGTGAGATCGATATTCGAGGCCGTGCCGTTCGCCGCGATGCTCGGGCTAGTCGCGTTGGCGTTGGTGATCTCGATATATGCCGTCGCGTTCGCGGTCTTCTGAAAACGGAGCGACCAGTTGCCGGAATCGTCCTGAATCCCGGTGGCGTCGTCAAATTGGATCGAGTAGCTATTCGCGTCGAGATTGCCGCCAAGCTGCGGCGTCGTGTCGTTGACGATGTTCGCCGTTGTCGCCAGGGCAGTATCGATCCCGTTAAGGTGCCCGCCCACGGTCGCATTGGCCGGCGTGTAATTTGACATGCTTGCTGGCGCGGAAACATCGGTCGCCGCCGCTGCAGCGAAAAGGCTTTGTAGCTTCCATACCTTCGCGTTCGTGGACGCGTTGTAATCATCGGGCCGGATGATGTTCGGCGATGATTCCGCGTCCGTCCCGGCTTTTAGGACATAGATACTCCATCGATTCGCGGCCGTATCTTGGTCATTGATGCCGACCGAATAAGGCGGCGTGAGGCTCGTTGTGGCGATGGAATCGAGATCCGCCGATGTGCCGCCGGTCAGACTGGTAATCGCCGGCAGCCAGCGGAAAACCTGTGCCGCCGAGGGGTAGGGCGGATCGGCAGCGGTTGGAACTCCCTCATCTCCGCGAATCACGTCAGCTTCACAGAAAAGCGGTATCGTCCGCGTGCTTTGTAGCATCCCGGAACCGGAAATATCGACCTGGAACTCAGAGATTAGCTCGATCACCGGATCAGTCCCGATGGCTGTTTCAAGCTCTGCCGTGTTAAATGAAATGGTCGCGTAGTAAAAATCCGTATCCTCCCACGCGCTATCGTTGACGGTCGTAGCCGCCGTCCAGGTCGTTGCCGAAGTCAGAAAGCTTCCCGCGAAATCGCCTTTTTCTTTGACACCGAAAGTCAGCTCGGACGATGCCGCCAAAAGCTCAGGAACCCCGCCGCGATGAAACTGGACGCCCCACCGGGCCGAGTCGTGCAACTTTACGACGATCTCTTGAACCGCTTGGCGGCTGCCAAGCTCGGAAGAAACCAGCATGGAATCGAGATCGATCCAGAAGCGGCGGAGGACGGACGTAGCCATTGAAACTGCCGCAATGTCAACGCGGTTGACAGCCTACCCAAATCGAACCAAATGGCTACTTCCATCGCCTCCGTAAAAGCCTTCCGGGCGCACATGGAACCGAAAGAAATCAACGAATGGCTTGGCGTCGGTGGCGCGATTTCAGCCATCGCCATTTTCATCTGGCGAAAAGCCCTGCTCGGTTTCTTCCGCTGGATTTGTAACGCGATCAAAGCGCCGGCCAGGATCAACGAGATGGCAAAGACTCTTGAAAGCCTTTCTGCCGGGCTGCATACCGCAACTGCCCTTTCCCGCGCCACATGGGACGCGCTCTCGTTCCCGGTCTGGCACTCGGACGCCAGCGGCCTTTGTGTCCATGTCAATGCGTCCTACCGAGAAATCCTAAAAGTGCAATTTTCGGATGTCTCTGGCGATTCGTGGCGGTCCATCATCTATCAGGATGACAGGGAGCTAGTTTGGCGCGAATGGGACTCGGCGATCAAGCAAAACCGGGACTTCGATTTGTCCTACCGATGGATTTCCAAAGAGGGCGAGATTATCCCGATTCACGCCCGCGCCTCACGACTGCTCGCGGCAGACGGCAAAATTGCCGGATGGGTCGCTTTCGTGACCGTTCTTCCGTCTAATCGCCAGCATACTCAACCGATTAGACTTCAAGCCTGATCGGCTTCCATTTCTTCAAGCGTTTCGTAAAGCGCAACCAGCGGCCGCAGTCTATCGGCCAGCATCTCGCGAACCGGCTGCGGCCAATCAGCAATGGCGCTTTCTTCCGTCCGTTTCCGCAACCAGGAGTGCAGCGATTCCAGGGGCGAGGCGAACGCCATCCATGCGCCCGATCCGGGGCCGGCGACCTTCTCGACTTGCTCGCGGACAGCCGGGAGCGCAAGTAGCGGGAGCATCATCTGCGAATTGATCCGGCCGTCATCGCCAGTCAATTCCGCCCGGCGCGCGTAGAAATTGCGGAAAATCTTTTGGGCGCTCGCATTGAACGGCAGCGCGTCGAAATCAAATCCGGCCGCGTCATCGGCCTTTTCCAGCCGCTCGCCGATCTGGATTGCTAGATGGCCGGAGTCAGAAACCGCTTGCGTAAAACGGTTGTATAACTCGCTGATTTCCGTTGCGAGATTGAGGCTAAGTTGCACGGTTTTTTGTGGCATCGTTTTAGGCTTTCTGAGGTTCGGGATTGCAGTGATTTCGCCCGTAAAGGCGGCGGTAAATGGAAGGCGTCCACGAACTCTGTCCGGATGACCGCGAGCCGCTGTTTCGAGATTCCGAACCGTGTCGCGGCAGTCTCAACCGATTCATCGAAATCGGGAAAGCCGAGGGCCGAAGCGATGGCCCAGAGCGTCGCCGGGACATTGCCCGAGTCAAGCAACCGGCGGATCACCATCCCGAGCATTGACCGCTCCTCGCGCGAAGTCGCGCCGCGGTCCTCGATTTCAGCGGCCAGCGGCATATCCTCGATGCTCCGGCGCTTGCCGTTGATTTGCTGAATATCCCCGTCCGGTTGATCCCAGCCCTGCGCCTTTAGCTCCGCCCGCTGGCGCGGCGTGAGGCTGGCAAACCATCGGCGATACTCGGCCTGATACTCCCGCTGCTCGCGGGCGCGATGAGCGGCCGAAATCGTGTCCCCGTCCATCTCATCGTCGCAGTCGTCATGGCTTGGCATGACGGGATTTTTTACGCCAATTGCGTAAAATGTCAATAGCTAGGTTGACAGTCCCGCAAAATCAATGGCCGACTTGTCAATCACTACCACAGAAGTCATTCCCGGCGCTGCCGCCACGATCCTAACCGGCACGGCCGGCGCGAACATCACGGCCGGGCAGACGGTCTACGTCGATTCGTCCGACTCGAATACGATCAAGCTGGCGCAAGATACCAGCACGAAATACGCTTTCGCCGGGATCGCCGTCTGCGGAGCGGCTACCGGCCAGCCGGTCAACTACTGCTCTTCGGATTCCGATTTTACCCTTGGCGCGTCTGCCAACATTACCGTTGGACAGGTTTACACTTTGAGCGACACGGCTGGCGGTATCCGCCCGGTAGCCGACAACGGGACCGGCGATTATGTGACGATCGTCGGGATCGGGAAAACGACCGCCAAGATTAAGACCCTAGCCGACGCGCGGCTACAGGCTGGCGCGGCGAAGGCGTGACGGTATGGACGCGGCGCATCACGGCCTTTCCCCGATATTCCGCCCCCGGAATCGGAGGCGCTGGGGATGGGGCCGGAAGGCGCTCGCTGCTCTGGCGATTACCTGGCTGCTGCTGCTTTTCTCATACGTCCTGAGCTTCTTCGCCGCCAACGAGGCGCGCGATAGCTCGCCGACCGGGACATGGCTTTTTCGAGCGATGCCAGATTGACCCATGAAACTCCTGGATCAAATCAAGCTGGCGCTGCTGGCAAAGCGAATCCTCAAAGCCCTACCAGACATCGAAGTTATGAAAGAAAAACTCGCCTCGCGCAAACTCTGGGCAGCCTTTGCCGGCGCTGCCCTCGTGACATTCGGAAACCAGTTGGGACTCGCGCCCGATATGGTGACGACCATCGTCAATCTGGTGATGGTTTACATCGGCGGGCAAGCCGTCGTGGACGCCGCCGCCGCCGTGAAAAAGTGAAGCTCCTGCCTTGGATCGACAAGGAATCGCCAAAGGCTCCGCGCCTTTATGGACTCCGCGTGGCGATCACTTGGCTCGAGATCAAGATGGCTTGGAAAAAATTCCGCCACCGGAAAGAGCCGCGAATCGAACTGCCGACCGGGGACGATTACTCAGAAGACAAGCCAACTGAACCCCACATCCGAAAATGATCGCCGACAAAATCGTTGAACTCGCCGCGAAGGAAGTCGGTATCCGTGAGGTGCCGGTAAACTCCAACCGGGGGAAACGGGTCCAGCAATATCAAGCCGCGACCTGGCTAGAGGGCACTGGCTGGCCCTGGTGCGCGGCGTTTATCTGCTGGCTTGTCCGGGAGGCCTTACCGTCCGCGAACCCGCCAAAGGGCTTTAAACGCCCGGAAACGGCCGGCGCTTGGGACTTTGAAAACTGGGCAACCAAGATGGCCGGGAAAGGCGTTGAGCGATTCGAGGCCGGGTCAAAGCCGATTCGGCCGGGTGACATTCTGGTGTTCACGTTCTCCCACATCGGGCTGGCTGAAAAAGCCGAGTCTCGTGGATCGGTCCAGACCATCGAGGGTAATTCCGACGCGAGCGGGAGCCGCGAGGGCGGTGGCGTCTATCGCCAGGCTCGCAGGCTCTCGCAGATCCGCGAGGTGATCCGGCTGACTTTTTGACTTCTTACGCGGCTCTCGTAGAAACTTGCCGGTTTCCTTATTTCTAGGAAAACTCCCGGCCTGAATGTCGCCCATCTCTAGGTGACGCTTCCATTGATTGTTTTCGTGGCGCGTTGCTTTGCCGTGTCACGCAAGGGCTTACGCAGGAAATCACAAGCGCGTTAATGGCTTCCGTGAAAAAATATTGGAAAATATTTTGACAGGCGGTGACTCGCGATTTATCTCGTTGCAAGATGAAAGTCTCAACAACCGTATCAATTGATTCCGGCCTTCTTGCGAAACTGCGGAAGCTCGCCAAGGGACAACGCCGAAGCGTTTCCGCCCAGCTTGAGCAATGGGTGGCCGAAAAGATCGCCCTCGCCGAAAGCGAGAAAGCCGGAAAGTGAACTGCCGTGAAAACTGAAGAAGCCCTCTCCGCCCTGCTCCTGTTCGCGGTCCTGATCGCGATCCCTGTCTTAGTCCATGCGCTCAACGAGGCGCTTTGGCCGTGAATTTTTCCGCCACACCGCACCGCACTTCACGGCACTACACTACACGTCACGGCACGCCACAACACCTCACAAAACATCACTTACGCCCATGAAAACCGAACTAGCGCCGCTGGCGCAACAACCCACCCCGCGCTCTGCCCTCTCCGCGATGGCATTGCGCTTCAACGTCGAGCCTGCGAAGCTGCTCGACACGCTCAAGAATACCGCGTTCAAGGGCGCGACCGATTCGCAGATGATGGCGCTTTGTGTCGTTGCGAATGAATACGGGCTAAACCCGTTCACTAAGGAAATCTATGCTTTCCCCGATTCCAAGTCCGGCGGCATCGTCCCGGTGATCGGAGTTGATGGCTGGTTTCGGATCGTCAACGATCACCCGCAGTTTGACGGCGTGGAGTTTGAGGACGCGGAAGATGCTGACGGCAACCTGATCGCGACCGAGTGCCGCATTTTCCGAAAGGACCGCAGCCGCGCGACGATCATTTCCGAGCATCTCAGCGAGTGCCGCCGCAACACCGACCCGTGGAAAAACTCCCCGCGGCGGATGCTTCGCCATCGTGCCTTCATCCAATGCGCCCGTCTCGCCTTCGGGATGGCCGGCGCCGATCCCGAGGACGCGGAACGCATGATCGAGCGGCCCGCGAAAGGCCGTGTCGTGGTCGCGCCTGAAACGATGTTCAAGGCGCCGGCCTTACCCGACAATTCTCCAATCGCCGCCGAGCAATCGGCTGGTATTTCCAGCGGGGTTGCTATTGTCCCCACTCATCACCAGGAGGCCGCAGGACTGGATAGCCAAGAAGCCTCCGGCGATTCGGAGATCTTTTCGCTCGAAGCAGAAGACACGTTTCCGGCCGATGCTGCGCCAGATGTGCAGCTCGACTGGCTTTGCTCTCGCGGCGGCATGAGCGAGGCAGAGCTATTCGGTATCCTTCACCGCGCGAAGCTCGTCGGCCCTGAAATCAAAAGCGCCGCGGCGATGAGCGACAAGCAAATCGCTAAGGTTGTCAAGTCGTGGGATGGCATCCTCGCCGAACGGGAAGGAGGTGCGGCGTGAGTCTCGCCAAGGAAGAACTCGCCGATGTGCTGGAAAAGCACGCGAAATGGCTGCGGAGCGAGGAGGGTTGCAATCGAGCCGACCTCTCTCGAGCCAACCTCTCTCGAGCCGACCTCTCGCGAGCCAACCTCTCGCGAGCCGACCTCTCGGGTGCCTGCCTCTTGGGTGCCGACCTCTCGGGTGCATACCTCTTGTGTGCCGACCTCTCGCGAGCCAACCTCTCGCGAGCCGACCTCTCGGGTGCCTGCCTCTTGGGTGCCGACCTCTCGGGTGTATACCTCTTGGGTGCCGACCTCTCGGGTGCCAACCTCTCGCGAGCCAACCTCTCGCGAGCCGACCTCTCGGGTGCCTGCCTCTCGGGTGCCTGCCTCTCGGGTGCCTGCCTCTCGGGTGCCGACCTCTCGGGTGCCGTGGCGGCATGGGCGCAGATCGCGTTTATGGGCCACGGCGAAAACGGTCGGATGCTGACGGCTTACCGGGTAGGGAAAGACGATCCGACTGTCTTTCAGTGCGGCTGCTTTTGGGGAGACGAGGCCAATCTGCGCGAATACATCGCCAACGGGGCGGCTCATTTTCGCCCGTCGCGCACGCTCGCGCTCCAAGCGGCCATTGAGCTGATCGCCATAGAAAGAGGGGTGGCGCCATGAATGACCTGATTCCGCAATGGCCATCGCCGGGGATTTTCGCTGGCGTCTCCGAAATGGCCTATCACGGCCACAAGGGCGTCGTCTCGAAGTCGCTCCTTTGGGATTTCTTCCCGAATCCCCACAAATGGCGCTTCGGACCGGCAAAAGAGCAGACCGCCGCGATGGCCTACGGCTCGATGATCGACGCGCTTTGGCTCGCGGAATCGTTCAACGAGGATTTCGTAATCATCCCAGACGATGCGCCTCCGCGCCCGCAAGAGCGGCACGTTAACGCCAAGAAACCTTCCGCCGAAACATTGGAACGCGCCGAATGGTGGGCCAAGTTTGATGCCGATCTGAAGGGGAGAACCGCTGTTACTCAGGCGGATTATGATGCCGGGCTAATTGCGGTCGATGCCCTGTCCGCGCATCCCATCGCCAGCCAAATCCGCACCGAGAGCGACGCGCAAATCTCGGTCCTCGTCGAAGGCATCGAGCCGGAGACGGGCGAAGGATTCCGCGCCAAGGGCCGCATGGACCTTGTGCCGCACGAGATGAGCGATTACTCCAACTGGCTTTTCGATCTCAAGACAACGCGATCCGTGACCCGCCACGACATTCAGACGGCAATCGCCAGCTTTGGATACTATGCCCAGGCGGCGCTCTACCTTGATCTCTACAACACGGCGAGCGGCGACGCGCGATCCCGATTCGGCTTCATCTTCCAAGAGTCCGAGCCGCCCTACGAGATTGCGGTCGTTGAGCTAGGCCCGACAGACATCGAGGCGGGTCGCGCATGGTATCAAAAAGCCCTCGCGCTCTGGTGCCGCTGCGAGCGAGATGGGAATTGGCCCTCGCCTTGGGATGATTCGATTCAGGTAGTTTCCCGGCCGGGCTGGGCACGGAAAGGGGATGAAGAATGAAGGGCGCAATCATCATCACGATCTCGACCCAGGCGGAGGCCGAATTAATCCGACTCATGCGGACCGGCTTCTATGGCAAAACGAAGCATGAAACCGCGACCATTCTACTACTCGAAAAACTCCGCGAAATCCAAGCCAAAGAAAAACCATGAGTGAACTCCAAAAAGTAACCTTCCCCGATGGCTATTCGCCATTCGTCCTGCTGCCGGCCCCGGCCGAGCTGAACCCCGAACTCGACCGCCTGGATGATCTCCGCGCGCGGCTCGTCGGTGTGATCGAGCGGCTGCGAACGCTCGAAGCCGATGCCGCCGAGCAATACCGCCGCTATGCGTCCCGACTCGACGCGTTCGCGATCCAACGGAAACAAGCGGAACAGGCGCTGGCTTGCCTCGAATCCTGACGACCATGACAGACGAAAAAACATCTGACATCCTCTGTGAATCTAAGCTGATGCTTCTTGATTTGCTTGAGGAATTAGGGCAAGCCGCCGCGCTGCTCCGCGAATCGTATTCCGACTGCGAAAACGGAAACATCACCGGGGCTGAAATTGTGGCCAGCGATGTTGTTTCGATCATGGCAACCATCGAAGCCAAGTCGTCCGAGATTGGAGCCTCGATAGCAAAGTGGATTGACGCCTAACCCTATGACGCCGCGCCACTACAACTCCCTCCGCTGGAAGCTCTGCGCCGGATGCGGGACCGTGATCGCACAGAGCCGGGCGATCTGCCCGCATTGCCATAGCTATCGCTTTGATCCAATCGAAGTGCCGCCGATGACGAAAGATGAGATCAACGGCGCGGATACCGAGTGGCTTAAGAAACTTGCCCAGGTGCTAGAGGGGAAGCCGATATGAAAACAAACCATCGAACCTGCCAAAGAACCGGCTGCAAAGCCACCTGTCACGGCGCAACGAGCCGATGCCTGAAGCACCTGCTCGAGATGCGCGAATACAACCGCGCGCGCTACCGTGCCGCCAACGGCATACCAATCGACGCGCCGCTTTCCAAGCGCGGAAGACCGAGGGACGCGAAATGAAAATGCTATCTTACGATGATTTCATCGCGGCAAAGTCGCGCCGCGCTCTTTCTTCCGGCTTCGATCCGTTGCCGATCAGAACCGCGCTGTTCGACTGGCAAGCGAACGTCGTCCGATGGGCGGTCAAGCAAGGCCGCGCGGCTCTTTTCGAGGACTGCGGGCTGGGCAAGACGCTCCAGCAACTCGAATGGGCGGATCAGGTCGCGCGGCACACAAGCCAGCCCGTGATCGTATTGACGCCCCTCGCCGTGGCTCACCAGACCGCAAAAGAAGCGGAGAAGTTCGGGATCTCGGCCGTCGTCGTTTCGGCTGGCGAGGAAGTCACGGGACCGGGAATCTACATCGCCAACTATGAAAAGCTGGCGCATTTCGATTCGGTCAATTTCTCCGGCGTCGTCCTCGACGAATCGTCGATCTTGAAAAACTTCACCGGCAAGATTCGGACGCAGTTGACGGAACGATTCGCAGCGACTCCCTATCGGCTCTGCTGCACGGCCACGCCATCGCCGAATGATTACTCTGAGTTTGGGCAACACGCTGACTTTCTCGGCGTCTCGACTCCGGCGCAGATGCTCGCCACGTTCTTCATCAACGACACGTTCAACACGGGCGATTGGCGTCTGAAAAAGCACGCTGAGAAATCATTCTGGGAATGGGTTTCTTCGTGGGCCGCTTGCGTCGGTAAACCATCAGATATTGGCTTTTCCGATGACGGCTACATTCTCCCGGCGTTGAACATGGTCAGCCGCCCAGTCGATGTCGATTGGACCGAAAGCGCTGGCGATGAGCTGTTCCGCAACCCATCGCTATCGGCGACGACCCTCCACGATGAGTTGCGACTTACCTGCCCGGCTCGCGCCGCCGCCGCCGCTGAACTTGTGAATGGATCGGATGAATCATGGATCGTCTGGTGCAATACGAATTACGAAGCCGATGAACTGGTCCGGCTGATCCCGGATGCCATCGAGGTTCGCGGGAGTGAAAAGGCATCATTGAAGGAAAAGAAGCTGGACGATTTCACCGAAGGCCGCGCGCGCGTGATCATCACCAAACCGGGCATCGCTGGCTATGGCTTGAATTGGCAGCACTGCCATAACGTCGTCTTTGTCGGCCTTTCCTATTCATTCGAGGACTTCTATCAGGCGCTCCGGCGCTCCTATAGATTCGGCCAGGATCGCGAGGTGAACGCCTACGTCATCCACGCGACAACGGAGGATAGAATCATTCAGACCGTCCAACGCAAGATCAACGCCCATCAGCAGATGATGGAGAAAATGAAGATCGCTTCCGCTGCGTTCAAAGATTCACAAATGAAAAAGCCAAAGATGAAAACCGACATTGAATCAGAAGAAAAAGACGGATGGAAAATGTATCACGGCGATTGTGTCCGAGTCGCCAAGACGATCCCGGATAAGTCCGTCGACATTTCCGTTTTCTCGCCGCCGTTCTCGGACCTGTTTACTTACTCGGACGATCTGCAAGACATGGGAAACACGTCGAACCTGGAGGAGTTCACCGCTCATTTTGAACTGCTCATCACTGAGATTGCGCGCGTCATGGTTCCGGGCCGAATCGTCGCCGTCCATTGCGTTGATCTGCTGGCGACGAAATGGAAGCATGGATACATCGGCTATCAGGATTTCAGCGGTGAGATTATCCGCGCATTCTGGCGGCACGGCTTCATCTTCCATTCCCGCGTCACGATCTGGAAGTCGCCAGTCACCGAGATGCAGCGCACGAAGGCGCACGGACTGTTGCACAAGACGCTTTGCAGTGACTCGTCATCGTCTCGGACCGGATCACCGGATTACCTTGTCGTCTTGCGGGCGCCAGGCGAAAACCCGAAGCCAGTCACGAAGTCGAAACAGGAATACCCGGTTTCCTGGTGGCAGGAGGTCGCATCGCCAGTCTGGATGACGGTCGATCAGGGGAACGTCTTGAATCGTGACGGGGCGCGAGACTTTGCCGACGAAAAGCACATCTGCCCGCTTCAACTCGATGTTATCGAGCGGGCGATCACACTGTGGAGCAATCCCGGCGATCTCGTTTACTCGCCGTTCGCCGGCATCGGCTCCGAAGGATACATGGCAACGAAGATGGGACGCCGATTCATCGGTTCTGAACTTAAGGAGAGCTATTTCCGGCAGTCTTGCGCGAATCTGGCAAACGCAAACTCCCAGCTCGAGCTGGCAATCTGACCCTCGCATGAAAACATGGCATTCCCTCCCGCGCCGGCGCGGCTACGCCTTGGAACACGATGCCCAGGTGGCGCTCTTCAAATGGGCGCGCTTGGCCGAGTCGCGATTCCCGGCGCTCGCGTTGATGTTCGCGATCCCCAACGGCGGCTGGCGGCATATCACGACGGCGGCGAGCCTCAAAGACGAAGGCGTGAAATCTGGCGTCCCTGACATTTTCTTGCCTTCGCCGGCTCGCGGATTCGCTGGCCTTTTCATCGAGATGAAGCGCGCCGACGCGAAGCCCAAAAGCGAAGGCGCAAAAGGGCCGCTGAGCGATGAGCAGGTCCAGTGGCTTTCGGCGCTTACTAAGCAGGGTTATCTCGCGAAGGTCTGCTATGGATCGGAGGAAGCTATCGGGCTTGTGGCTTGGTATCTAGGAGGTCCGTCAATCGCTTATAATGATTTTCTCGTAAGCCATTTAACCGATAAAGGCATCGAAGCGCCATGAGTAATACCCTCTCAGAAACGGCCCGCTGCGCGAAGAAAAATCACCGCTGCGTTCTTTGCGGGGAAAAGATCGCCGCCGGCCAGGTTTACCATCGACGGAACGGGGTTAGCTCCGGCGACTTCTGGACGATGAAGATGCACCACAACTGCTGGCTCTATGAGTCGTCACCCGGCGCGGTGGACGCGGATTGGTATGAGGACGTATGGGACCCGGCTTTTTCAAAGGATATGGCCGATCAGTGGGTGAAAGACCAACAGGTAGCCTTAACCAAGGAGGGAATCGAATTGCCATGAGCAAACACCTAGAAGGATCACCCGACTACATCACCGAGGCCGAACGCGACGCCGCCGACTGGCAGCGCGTCGAGAAGGCGGACGCGGGGAGGGATGAGCTAAAAAACCACCAAAAACCCATGACAAACCCGAACGATCAAGCATACCCAACCGTGACCGAAACGTCATACGTTCCCGGCCTCACCAAGCGCGAATACTTCGCCGCTATGGCGATGCAGGGGTTCTGCTCAAATCCTTCATGGGATGACAACTCGTTTGATTCCATGGCATCAGCTGCGGTCGATTACGCCAACGCCATCATCGAAGCCCTCAACAAGCCCGTGCCATGAATATCGAATGGAGAATTAAACAGACCATCTACACCAACCAAAATGGGATGGCGGGAGCGATTAAACAAAACAAGCCACTGGTGAAAGTAGTCTCAGTCGAGTTGGCTGGATCTATAGGTGGAGCGCGGGCAATCAGCATTAATGGGAAGTGGTTTAAAGAGGCCGATGACGGCGATTCTGCCGGACTTGAGTATGAGTGGAATGACGCCGAAACCCCTACCTACTGCCCATAGCCGCGCCCACCCCATGACAACCCAACTAGAAATTGACTGGCCATTGCATCGAAATTCGGACGATATGGGACTGCCTCCTAATATCGACTGGACCGCGAAAGCCGCGCGAGCAGTCGGCAGGGACATAACGGCGGGCAAGCACGGCGGTAACCCGGAGAGCGTTGCGGCTTATCGTCGCGCCAGGGACTCGATGCCGGAGAGTCGGGCCGAGGTGCTGGCGAAGATAAAGGCCAGCGGGCGACGCGGCCTGACCTGCAAGGAATGCGCCGAGGTGATGGGCGTCGAGATGCACGCGATTTCCGGCCGCATCACCGAGCTAAAGGCAGCAGGCCTGATCCTGCCCAATGGCGAGCGCAGAGACGGCGGGGCTGCGCTGGTTGCAAATGGTGACACTTGACACGATCCAGACCCGCCTAGAATCTCTAGGCGGCTTGCTGATGGCCATGAAAAATCCAACTCTTACCAGACAATCCAATTCTGCCCCTTCGCCCGGCTCGCCGGGATCAGCCGAGGGGGTGGAATTGGGTTTTTTGTTGCCATGAGCTTCAACCTCTCCCCGAAGCGCACGCGATCACCCTGGTTTGCCTTTTACCCGGACGACTGGACGGGGGGAACACGGGTAATGACTCTCGCCGCTCGTGGGGCATATCTCGATCTCTTGGCCTACCAATTCGCGAGTGGCCCGATCCCGAAAGACGACCGCGCCATTTGCCGGATCATCGGAGCGTTTCCGGATGAATGGGACACGATCAAGGGTGAAATCCTTCCAAAGTTTGAGGAAACCGAATCAGGATTTGTGAACCGAAGGATGGAAAAAGAGGCCGACGAAAGGTCCGAAATCCGTTCAAAACGTGTAGAAGCGATAAACAAAAGGTGGAACAAACCGAATACAAATGAAATACAAACCGGATACAAAAGTATCGATTCTGTAGATACGTCCCCGTCCCCGTCCCCGTCCCCGTCCCCGTCCCCGTCC